CCGATCTGCGGTGCGCCGGAGCTGAATGCCGACATGACCTGTCCGCTGAAACGCAGCTCGTTGTCCTGCTGGTCTTTGTTCAGCGTGTCCCAGTTGGCACGCATGCTGGCTGCCTCTTTTTCAGGCAGCAGCATGGCGATGTTGGTGAAATCGCGTGCGGTCGGATTCGGGTTGTTGATCAGCGCCTGCATGCCCTGGTTGAGCATTTGCTGGCGTTCGGCAGCCTTCGCGGCAGCCTCTTGCTGCGTGCGAATGTCTGCGATGGTCGCGCCCAGCTTCAGGCCGCTGACGGCAGCCTCGAACGGGCTCTGAACGTTGATGGAGTAGTCGTAGGGTGCTGGCATGTTCTTGTCCTCAGAATAGGCTGCCGAAGCCAAGGCCAAGTTTGCCGCCTGCGCCGTACTGTGCGCCAAGCACCTGGGCCGGGAGGTTCAGCAGGCCGCTGAAGGCTTTAGCCTGGCCAAGCTCGCCACCAGCCAGAGCTGCGCCGCGTTCTCCAAGCAGGCCAGCAATATCGGCTCCAGTTTTAAGGCCAGCAGATGCTTGACCGGCTGCAGATGCCTGTCCCATTGTTGCAATATTTTGCTGCGTGGTTTGGCCAAGAGCGGTAAGACCCCCAAGTCTGCCATATTGATCTGCAATAGCTTGAGAGAGCATTTGTGGTCGAAATTGAGCAAGAGCGGCTTGAATGTTGCCGCCTCTTAATCCGCCTGTTGCAGATGCTTGCTGAAGGAGAGATTCTTCACCCTTTCTGACGAGCTCTTGAAATAGACCTCCTTGTTCAACGGCTGCTATTGCTTGACGTTGTGCTTCAAGGCCTCGAAGCCCAAGAAGTGCTTGCTGCTGTTCTAAAGCTGGCGCACCTGCTTCAGCGTATGGAGCAAGACCTTGCATTGCGCCAACACCTGCTGTTACATAAGGCTCAAGTATTTTCTTTGCCTCGTCAAACTGACGACGCTGTTCTGCAATGCCAGCTTCGCTGGCTCCTGCTTGTGCTGCAGCAGCATCACCTGCTGCGTCGGCTTGCATCAGGCCGCCGACGAGCTGTGTGCCGCCGACGATTAAGCCGGTAATTGGATCAGGCATGGCCAAACTCCTTCATGTATTCTTCAAACGTCTCGCCATACAGCTCCATGACCAAGTGGGCATTTTCGTTGGCAAACTTCGCGCCATGGCAAAGCTGCATGGCCATCAAGACCACGTCATAGTACCCAGCACGCCACATGTAGGAGCGTGCATCGGCAAGACCGGCACGCTCAGCGCGATCGGAGGCTTGCCACTTCAAGATCATGGATGCCACGCATGGCACCAGGACAGGGGAATTCTGCAGGAAGAAGGTGTTTTGATTCATCGCCACCAGGGTGTTCCAGATGGCGGCATTCAGATCGCTGCGCTCGACTGGATCGCCGTCTGCCACGTCGTCAAAGACCTGGATCGCGTTCCACAGCATCAGCAGCCACTCAATGGCCGGTGCAGGCAGCGCCAGAACCTGTTGCAGGTTCTGTTTGAGGCTATCCGTACCAGTCATGCTCTACCCTCCAAGTGGCGATGAGCTGCTGGCGGCTCGATAGGCTCAGCACCTGTATTTTCCCACATTTGCATCACCTGTCAATCCATCTCAAAGTCGCGCTCTTCCCAGGCTTGGCAGGAACGCAGGTCGTGGCAGATGAAATCGAACTTGCGGCAGAAGCCACGGAAACCAGCGTCTGTGTCCCAATCGTTGCGCGGGATACGCTCCATTAATGCCTGCTTGTAGGTGCTGTTGTCGTAATACTCACAGTTCGAGCATCGACGACGCCGGGCCTCTTTCTCGTCCACCTGCATGGCCTTGCCAAGTGCAACCCAGTAGACCTTGTTGGCCGTTGGCTCGTTGCTTGGGTTTTCAGGGCCAAGCATCCAGTCATCGATCACCACTTGGGTGTTTTTCTTGTTCTCGGCCGCCGTGATGAACGGCATGGATTCAGGCAGGCCGGTGAAGCCAGCCACCATGATCTTTGGCATTTCCATTGTGGTCTCCTTAAGTGATTTCACGGCCAGAGGCGCGGATGGTCAGGGCTGTGGCCGTGCCGGTTGTCGAGATAAATCCACCATTAGCCAGCACTTGGCCAACCAGCTCGGGGAAGGTGTAGGTCTCGTCCGGTGCAATGGCGCGGCTGTCCACGATCAGGTTTGTCGGGCCTGCGCTGCCTCCGCTGCTGACCAGGTTGACGCTGATCACTGCATTGCTGGCGCTGGTATTGGTGGCCGTGAATTTGTCAATGATGGCCGTGCAGTTGGTCGCGGTGTATTGCGTGGTCTGCGCCGCCTCCATCTGCTTGGAGCCAATGAGGGGTTTTGCTGTGACTGCCATGTCGTTCTCCTTAAGTGGCTTCTGCGCCGCTGGCGATGATGGTCAGGCCTGCGGATGCGGCCTGAATTTGAATGGTGTCGCCTGCGTTCAGCACCTCGATGCCGTTGTACTGCAGAGCGTTGTTTGCAGGGACTGCGACGTCGTACAGAAACGCATTGCCAGTGCCTGCTGTGCCTGCCGATGGCACCAAAAACACGCGCACATTGATGGCCGCACCTGTGGTGTTGGCGATGCTGAATTCCTTGAGCAGCGTGCGCGTGCTGGCAGGAACGGTGTACAGCGTGGTGACGCCAGTCGTGATGGCCGCTTGGCCAAGTTTGGTGGGTGTGATTACATCGAAAGCCATGTGAGCACCTGATTAGATCGCACGGATGCGGGAAGGTTGGCCAAAGGCAAGATGCCGTTCACATCATGCGCCAGCTCGACATTGTTGCGCACTGGAGCAAGCGCCAGCATTTCCAGAGCGTTGGCCATGCGTCCAATGCTGTCCAAAGCCTGCACGGCTTTCTGGTCTGCGGTGCCTGCGTTGATCGCCGCATCTTTCGCCAAGCTGACAATCTGCGCCAGCGCCTCATTCGCTGTGGCCTGGCTGTTGCCTGCCAGCACCTCAATGCCAGGCGTGTCCGGTGAAGGCGAGATCTGATCGGCCAGGGCAAACAGACGCTCGAACTGCTTGATCTGCTCATGGTTCTTGAGGAACGTAGCGAGCTGATCGCGGGTGAGATTGAGCTTCTGCGCTGCCATCAGTAAGCCAATGGCTCGATCTGAGCCTCAAGACGGATGAATGACAGGTGCGCCTGGCTGTCGCCACGGAAGCGCTGGATGCGCCAGTTTCGCATATGGCCCTGCTGGAACCATGCCAGACGCTTTCGACTGCCGGTCGTGCCTGCGCGGATGCTGCGGTCTTGGCTCCAAGCCTGGCCGTCCACGCTGTAGCTTGTCGAGATCATTGGATCGACACCAAGCGCCACGCTGCCGGTCAGGATGACCAGCTCCAGCTCGTTGAAGATCGCGCCGTTGCTCTCGTTGTAGACGATCAGCGTGCCAAACTCCCAGCGCACGATCTGGCCCCAATGGTCGCTTCGCGTGTCCACCAGGTAGCCGATGGCGTTGGACTGTGGGTCACCGATCAACCACTTGTCGTAGGCCCAGACCAGATTCCTTGCTCGATACTGACTGAAGCCGACTTGGCTGGTGGTCAGCGTGAACCAGACGGGCTGGCTCAGCTCTCCAGTGGCAGCAGCATCAAATACCAGCGTGCGGTCTGGCAGGTGGACGTACAGATGCTGGTGGGCCTTGTCGTTGCGTGCCTCCAGCTTGACACCAGCCAGTTGCGCTTCGGTGTAGCCGAGCAGAATCTGGTCGATTTCCTGCGTGCTTATTTTTTGAGCAGTCGCATTCGCGCCGAGGTAGATGCCTGGCGCTTCATTGCGGCCGGAGCCGAGGAAGGCAACGCTCTCCACGAACACGCAGCAGCCGAATGTGCCGATGACGCCCTTTTGAATCTGTGCGCCATCGATGCGCTGGAACGGGAAAAACTCGCCGCCCACGTTGTCGAATACCTCGATGGTGTTGCGGTTCAGTGCATAAACCTCGTTGCGCAGCTTGAGCAGCGCCACCACGGGGTCGGGGTCGACTTCGCTGGAGCCGTACTTCAGCGGATTGACCTGGGTAGGGTCGGACAGCTCAGTCACGATCAGGCTGGTGCCGTCAGTGGTCATGAAGTAGCCATCCACCCAGACCACATCCAGCACCAGGCCAAGATCGGGGTCTGTCACTTGAACCAGGCCCAGTGCGCTGTTCCAGTAGTACAGGCGGCCACCAGACGCGATGGCCAGACGGTCGAAGCTGTAGTCCATCGTCACCATGGTGTTGACTGGGCCGCCAACGTCACCCAGCACAGTCACAGCGCCATTGCTGGCCACGGTCACCAGCTTGGTTCCCATGACACGGTAGCAGACGCCGTTCCAGTTGATGCCGCCACGGTCGATGCCTGGGCCGGTGCCGTTGCCGACAATTCCGTC